TTTGAAAGGAGAAGAATATGTCATACCCCAAGGTTTCGAATTTGATGGTGCATCAGTACCTAAGTTTCTTGCAATGTGGCTTTCACCCACTGGCGTCTTGCTTATGGGCGGCCTTATTCACGATTATGGCTATAAGTACGGGACACTCCTAAGAAGTGATCGAACCAGCATAGGCGCCAAATCTCAAAAATGGATGGATACATTATTTCGAGATATTTGTATTGAGCAAAATGGATTTAAACTTTTAAACTACTTAGCATACTGGGCACTTCGTGTAGGGGGTTTTGTAGCGTGGAATGGACATCGTAAACATGAACCAAAAGATTGAACAAAAACAAGAGGAAGAACTTGTAACTGTAAGCTTATGGGCAAAAATAAAACATTGGTGGCGTACTCTTATTCGAGAAGAGTGGGAGCTTACAGTTTTCTTTCCTGGCGATACGCATTTTTTAGAGGATGGTTCAAGAATAGAAAGTGGGTCTCCTAAAACTTATCGAGCAAAGCAACTAATAAAAATTAGTACAACTCATATTATTTTTGTAGACTTGCTTGGTGTAAAACATGAAATTAAAGTTGTAGCCCCTGTAGGGTATGACTTAAGGAAGATATACTAATGCTAGGACTAATTAAAATGCTTCCTCTAATAGCAGTTGTAGGTGCTGGAGCATATGGGTATCATACACTAGAAATAGGCAAAAGAGAAACAGCTATTGCCCAGCTAGAAAAAAATAATGTGGTACTCAAAGAAAATTCTATGCGTTTGGAAACAGCCCTTGAAACTGAGACAGCTTCAAGAGAGCAAGCAGAAAATAACTTAAAAGTACAACTAGAAGCCGTTGGAAAACTTACTGAGGCAAATAATGAAATGCAAGCAGAAATGGATGATTACTTGTCTATTTTTAAAAGGCATGATCTTACTAAGTTAGCTCGAGTAAAGCCCGGGCTTATTGAGCCCAGAATCAACAACGGTACCCAAAAAGTTTTTGAGCAGATAGAAAAAGATAGTGAAGAGGTGCAAAATGCGGATAGCAACTAGTTTTTTAATAATAGCATTTTTATCTGGGTGTTCTTTTTTGAAAAATGACCCTCTACCAATCCCCGAGCCGGTCATAAAAACTGTAACTGAATATAAAACACTGGAGATCTATCAGCCTCAACTCCCTAGAAAAATAGATTTACAGGATGTAGAATTTTTTGTAGTCACAGAAAAAAATCTTGAAGAGCAAATTGCAAAAATTTCAAAAATGCAAGGGGGTACATTCGTTATATTCGGTATGACTCCTCAGGATTATGAAAACATGGCGTTTAACTTGCAAGAACTTCGTAGGTATATTCGTCAGCAAAAAGAAATAATTATCTACTATAGAGACGCAACAAAAGTAGAGCCGTAACTATGACAATACAAATAAGCAGAGCGGATATCACTGGCAAAACTCTGCATAATTTACAATCTGAGACACGCTTCCTCAAACTTCCAGTAGATCCCTATTTGGAGCTGCTCGGCATCACTCCGCTACCTTCTCAGGTAGCAATAATAAATGCGATTAATAATCCTAAGTATAGATTTGTATGTGCCGCAGTGAGTCGTAGACAAGGTAAGACATACATCGCAAACATAATCGGCCAACTAGTCTCCCTGGTTCCGAATTCGAACATTCTTATAATGTCTCCGAATTACTCGCTGTCTCAGATTTCTTTTGACCTTCAAAGAAACTTAATAAAACATTTTGATTTAGAAGTAGTAAAAGACAATGCAAAAGATAAAGTTATTGAATTAAGCAATGGTTCAACTGTAAGAATGGGATCTGTCAACCAAGTTGATTCCTGCGTAGGAAGGAGCTACGACTTAATAATATTTGATGAAGCCGCTCTAGCTGATGGCAGAGACGCTTTTAACGTAGCTCTTCGTCCAACCCTAGATAAGGATAATTCTAAAGCTATCTTTATATCCACTCCCCGGGGTAGAAATAATTGGTTTGCAGAGTTTTTTGACAGAGGCTTTAACAACGAGTTCCCAGAATGGTGCTCCATCCGCGCCACTTATAGAGATAACCCGCGTATGTCTGAGACAGATATCTTAGAAGCTCGAAAAAGTATGTCAGAAGCAGAGTTTCGTCAAGAGTATGAAGCAGATTTTAATACTTATGAAGGACAAATATGGAATTTTAATCATGAAACTTGTATCGCCAACAATGAAGCATTGGATACCACTAATATGGATGTATTTGCTGGCCTTGACGTCGGTTACCGTGATCCTACTGCTTTTTGTGTAATTGGATATGATTGGGATGAGCAGCAGTATCATGTATTAGATGAGTACCTTGATGCTGAAAAGACTACTGAGCAACACGCCGTTGAAATACAGAGATTAATGCAGAAATGGGATATTGATTTTATTTACATTGATTCCGCAGCCCAACAAACTCGACATGACTTCGCTATGGAGTACGATATTTCAACAAATAATGCAAAGAAGTCTGTGCTGGATGGAATTGCACATGTAGCAGGAATAGTAGACAATGATAAATTATTTATCGACCAGAGATGCAAAGAAACTCTTTCTTGCTTAGATCAATATCAGTGGGACCCAAACCCTAATCTTGCAAGAGAAAAGCCAAAACATAATAGAGCATCTCATATGGCAGACGCTTTAAGGTACGCACTATACTCTTTTGAAACTGTATCCACAGGGTTTTAAGGATACCTTCTTAAAAATAGTATTTGACAATTTATCTCCAAGAGGCTATAATGCAAAGTATGAAAAAGCTCAAAAGAGACCCTGTAAAGTATATAAGGGATAGAGCAAAATCAAAGTACAAAAAAGACAATGAGTGTTATATTTGCGGTAGCGCAGCTCAACTAGACTTTCATCATTTCTATACTTTAAGCCCTTTACTTGCTAAATGGTTAAAAAGTAAAGTACAGGAAAGACCCTCTCATTATATAAACGAGTATATTACAATTTGGAGGGATGAGTTTATCGAAGACAACCGGGCAGAGTTGTATGAGCATACAGTTACAATCTGCCACGCGCATCACTTAGAACTGCATAAAATTTATGGACGAAACCCTGGACTTGGCACTGCAGAAAAACAAATGCGCTGGGTAGAATTACAAAGAGAAAAGTATGGCATGGTATAACACGATATTTGGCAAAAAGCCTGATGCGGAAGAAAAACTAAATCCAGCACAGCCTTACTATGAACATAAAATTGAAGGAAGTCGCGAAGACACCTTTAGCTATGAAAGAGCATACGAAGATTTAGAAATTGTAAATCGCGGCGTTAATATGTTGGTTGACGACTGCGCAGAAATAAATGTAAAAGTAGGAGTTCAGCTTCCTATTTCCAGCGTAGTAAAAGGAATTAAAAGATCTAGAGTAGAGCTTCTCCTAAATAAAGAACCTAATCTTTTTCAAGATATCAATACTTTTCGTCGTAACTTATTAATTGATTTTTTACTAGACGGAAATATTTTTATTTACTATGATGGTGTTCACCTTTACCACTTGCCTGCAAGTAAAATGAAAATTCATGCGAGCGAGAGCACTTATATAGATAAGTTTACATACAACGAACAAGTAGACTATTCTACTAGAGAAATCATTCATATAAAAGACAACTCATTCTATTCAATATATAGAGGAGTATCTAGACTCAAACCCGCACTTAGAACAATGATACTAATGCGGCGCATGAGAGACTTTCAAGATAACTTTTTTAAGAATGGAGCAGTTCCGGGTCTTGTACTAAAATCACCTAATACTTTATCAGAAAAGATAAAAGAAAGAATGATTCAGTCTTGGTCTGCTCGCTATAAGCCAGACGCTGGAGGACGGCGACCTCTTATTCTTGATGGAGGTATTGAAATTGACGAAATTTCAAATGTAAACTTTAAAGAGTTAGACTTTCAGCACGCTATAGGAGAAAATGAGAAAATTATTCTAAAAGCGTTAGGAGTTCCTCCAATACTTTTAGACTCAGGAAACAATGCTAACCTTCGCCCAAATATGCGACTGTACTACTTGGAAACAATTCTTCCAATAGTAAGAAAAGTTAATTTCGCACTAGAAAGATTCTTTGGATTTGAGATTGTAGAAGAAGCTAGTAATATACCTGCTCTTCAACCTGAATTAAGGGATCAAGCTTCTTATTATCAAGCTTTGGTAAATACAGGAATTATTAGCCCGAATGAGGCTAGAGAAGCTTTAAATATGGAGCCTATTGAAGGTTATGATGACTTAAGGGTTCCTGCAAACATCGCGGGAAGTGCAGTAAATCCAAGCGAAGGCGGGAGACCCGAAGAAGGAGAAGAGTAAATGGGAGTTAGAGCTAAACAATCAATTCTAGATAAGACAGCAAAGCATTTTAAAGACTTTGAACTACCTTTAGATATTGATCATAAATCATATGTTGCTATTGTCGGCCCTAGAGTGGCTACTAGTGCTATCGAAGTAAAGCGCAGTTTTAAAGCATGGAAGTACTTACTTCTTGCAGTTAAAAAGTCTCAGCCTCGAATTATTAAGGCTACTGCGCCCGTACCAGCACCGGCACCAAAAAAAGAATCTACTCCAAAAGCCAAGCCTGCTCCAAAGGCTAAGCCTGCGCCAGCAGCCAAAAAGAGTGACGACTAATGGAAAAGATTTTTAATCTTACTTCCACTTTTAAAGCCCTCGAGGAAGACGATGGCGGAGTCCATATCTGCGGAATGGCAAGTACACATGATGAGGATCGTGCAAACGACGTTATTATGGCAGAAGCATGGACAAAGGGTGGACTTCAAAATTTTGAAAAGAACCCAATTATTCTTTTTAATCATGATTATAACAAGCCTATTGGTCGAGCCACAGGACTTAAAGTTACTGAAAACGGTCTCGAACTAAAAGCAAAAATTTCTAAATCTGCGCCAGATCATGTGGCGCAATTAGTAAAAGAAGGCATTCTTGGAGCTTTTTCTGTTGGTTTCCGAGTCAAGGATGCTGATTATATGTCGGAAACTGATGGATTAAAGATTAAGGATGCTGAGTTGTTTGAGGTTTCAGTTGTATCTGTGCCTTGTAATCAAGCAGCTACTTTCTCTCTGGCGAAGTCATTTGACTCCATTGATGAGTATAATGAGTTCAAGAAAACTTTCACCAATCGTGTAGATCTAGCCGGTCAGTCTCTGGCTAAGGATGAAAATTCATCTATAGCTAGTGAAACACCGGATGTAACGGAACAATCCGTGAACAAGGAGATCATTATGTCGGAGGTACAAACTCCCGAAATCGACTTGGAAGCTTTTGCAAAGAAGGTAGCAGAAGAGACTGCTGCTAAAATTGCAATGAAGCAAGCCGAGTCAAAGGCAGCCGAAGAGAAGGCAGCCCAAGAAGAAGCTGAAAAGGCTCAAGTAGAAGCCAAAGTCAAGGCAGCTCAAGAAGAAGAAGTTCAGGCAGCTATTCGCGTAGGTGTTGAGTCAGGCGCAGATCGTCTGATGAACGACATTCAAAGCAAGCTCGCTGAAAAAGACGCTAAGATTGATGAAGTAGTTGCTTCATTCCAGTCTCAGCTCGAAGAGAAGAACGAAGAGCTCACAAAGATTCGTGACTCAAAGCGTGTATTCGCAGATCGTTCAGAAGAGACAGGTGTCATTTCTAAGTGGGGCAAAGAACTGATGTACGCTCACATGGCTGGTGTCATGCTGGGTAACAAATCTCTTGACCAAACTGATTATGGTAAGAGCATCATCGAGAAGGCAGGTATTAGCTACGCTACTGCAGCACCTAATATTGCTACAGAAGTATCTAGCCAAATCGAGAAGGAAATCTTGAGTGAGCTTCGTCTTGCACAAGCTTTCCGTGAGGTTCAAATCAATTCTCAAGCTCAAGTACTGCCGATTCAAACCGATACTAACTTGGCCTCGTTCCAAACCGGTGCGGCAACTACTCCAACTCTTGAGAACAAAACTCAGGTTTCGGCTAATACCTATCAGCCCAGCCAAGTAGTGCTCAAGGCGTATCGTTTGATTTCAAGCACACTCATGGATAATCATATCGATGAGGAAGTTCTTGTCAATCTTATGCCTATGCTTGTTGAGTCTGTTGCACGTGCTCACGCTCGCGCAGTGGATGAAGCTCTGCTTAACCACGTTGCTACTGGTGGTTCCGATGCGTTTGACGGTCTTATCAAGCTTGCCGGCACCAACTCCACTAGTGTTCTTGACGCAGTTGGGGGCACCGCAGTAGACCTGACTCTCGCCGCATCCGAGTTCTTGGATGCTCGTAAGGCCATGGGTAAGTATGGTATGAACCCATCTGATCTTGTATATGTTGTCTCTCAGGCACGTTACTATGATTTGATTGCAGATGCCGGTTTCGCAGATATTACTGATGTAGGTTCAGATATTGCGACCAAGATTACTGGTACGGTAGGTTCTATCTTCGGTACTCCTGTAATTGTATCTGACAACTTCCCTGCAGAAGCTGATGGCGCTGCAGTAGGCCTTGCACTCAACGTACGTAACTTTGTTATTCCACGCCTGCGCGGTGTGAACGTTGAGCAAGATTACGAAGTAATGAATCAGCGTAACGTTATCGTTGCTACTCAGTCACTAGGCTTTAACCAGCTGGTTGCTGACACTTCAACTGATAAGTCTGTTATCAAGTTGGTTCGAACCGACACGTAATATTTGTCCTTATAAACTGGGGAGGCTCGCCTCCCCAAGTTTTTTACTAATACACTTATGGCTAATTTAATTACTTTACAACAGTTTAAAGACGCGGAGCAGATTCAAAATCCGCGAGACGACTTTAAGCTTCAGCGTATTATTGATTCTGTGAGTGAATTAGTAAAAAACTACTGTGGAAATTCTTTGGTAGATTACTACTCTACTAACAAAATAGAGGAGTTCAATATTGACTGGAGCACCCATATTGTGCAGTTAACCGAAAGCCCTGCAAATACGGTTGTCTCTGTAGAAAAAAGAGATTCTGTTACGGAAAGTTACACTACCGTGGCAACTACAGACTATTATCTTGATACCTCGACGGATAGTGTACTGTACGTAACAGGATCTACTTATAGAAACTGGCCCAAGGGGGCTGGTGCAGTAAAAGTTACATATACTGCTGGGTACGCATCCACTCCTGCAGATCTTCAGATTGCAGTAATTGACTTAATTAACTATTATTTCAAAGACGAACACAAAGGTAGAAAAACTCTCTCTGGAGCAACTATGGAAAATGCTCCTTCTGGAGAAGGCAAGGGATTTCCAGATCATATTAAAAGAGTCCTGGATATGTATAAGAACTTCTAATGCCTACAATGACATTTGATCAAATCTTGCAAAAGATGATCGCTGAAAAAACATATGTCAGCGCAAAAACATGGCGAAGAGCAATAGATAAAAATACAAAAATAAGACAGAAGTTACTATTACAAAAAGAATATATAGAGAGATTCGGGGAATTTGCAAGAGAAGCAAAGACCGCAGCCCGTAGAGGCGATTATAAATTTGAATTTGAAGGTCAAAGTTTTACTGCCCGCTCTGCACTCAGAACTGTAGCCGCAGTAGATGGTAGACGAAATGAAAGTGTTGGGGGAATGGCAAATTTTCGTCAACAAAATTACATGATGAAAAGGCTCTTTCCAGAGCTTACTGAAGGACAAGAATTAGGGCATAAAAATATTTCAGTTCTTCGGGGGTCTCTTGCAATGGTCATAGATAACATGGAAACGGATGACCCTAGACGATCCGCTTTGGCAAAGTTATTTGCAGTAGTTAAAACCATAGATGGTTTAACTGAAGATGATGAGTTAAGTTTAGATGAAATTTTAGATCGATTGGAGTCAATGGCCGGAGAAGGCTTTACTGTAAAAGGACTTATAAAATCTGATGTCAATATTCTTACTGGAGGAAAGGTAAACGGAAAGTTAGCAAAGATAACCTTCGAGTATGAAAATAAAGAATTCAATCAGGCTACCGGGTCGCTGGCCGCACTAGCCGGAGAAATTTTTAAGCAGATAATTGAGGATGTAGAAGTATCAAATGCCAGCTTTTGGGATAAGGTAGATGTTTTAGATATAAAAGGATCCCCAACAATAGGAGATCGAATAGCAGATCAGTATGTAGATCTGATAGACCCAAAAAGAAAAGTAAAATCAAGCCCCATGTCTAAAAAGTCTACTAAGAAAGACAAAGGCGTAGGTTTAAAGACAAAGAGAAATCGAAAAATACGACCAAAAGCACCAGTACAAAGCAAGCAACAATCTGCAGCCTCTTTACCTTTACACTTGATTGGATTGATAAATAAGCAACTTCCAAGAACTCTGCAAAAAAATATGGGGCCTCCAAGACTTACAAATCAAACAGGAAGATTTGCAGACTCAGTAAGGCTTACAGATATGGTAGCGACACCACAAGGATTTCCAAGTATAGGATATACTTATCAAAAGGATCCATATCAAGTATTTGAAAAAGGAGACCCGTTTGACCCTCAGTATGACCCACGAATTCTTATAGATCAATCTATACGAGAAATAGCAGCTCAATTTGCAATAGGCAGATTCTACACTAGGAGAGAGTAATGTCAATTGATCATAGATTCTACACGGGTAGAAGATCAGCAATTGTAGCCGCTTTGGTCGAAAAGTTAAAAGAAATAAACGAAACTGGAGACTTTTTAACAGATGTTTATAACAATGTTCATCCTCGTTTAAAGTTTTGGGACGAGGTAGATCAATTTCCAGCGATTCATATAAATGCGGGCTCAGAAACTCGACAATACCAAGGCGGGGGGTACAAGGATCGTTTCTTAAATATTACGCTCAGATGTTATGTAAAGGAAACCGATGCATCATTGGCACTCGACGAGCTGTTAGAAGATGTCGAGACCGTCATAGAAAAGAACGGAAAACTAACATATGTTGATAGGCAAGGGAGAACACAATCAACTCATGATATAATTATTATCAGTATTAATACTGATGAAGGAGTTCTTGAACCGTTCGGAGTAGCTGAAGTACTCGTCCAGGTTCATTACTAGAAACGACAGGCACGAGCAAAAGCTCACGTCCTTGTCCTTTCAATCTTTAGGAGAAATGCTATGGCAGCAACTATTCAACTAAGCCGTGATACTCATGTGTATATTGCACCTGCAGGATCAACTGCGGTCTATTGGAAGATTCCGGTACTGGACGGGTTTTCTTTCTCGCAATCTACGGCTACTACGGAGGTGACCTTGAACGAAATGCAAGATGCCTCCGGAAACTCAAATCGTGGACGTTCAATGTTCACAAATGCTTTGGAGCCTGCAGAGTGGTCTTTTTCTACTTATGCACGCCCCGTGTTCGAGTCTAGCGCTCAAACTGCTGTAGAAGAAGTTCTCTGGGCTTATTTCCTTGGTGCAAGCTCTTGGGATGCTACAAACAAAGAGTGGGATCAAGGCACTAATACAAATGTGGTTATAAACGCTCGAGGCACTACTGCAGCAACGACCCTCGTACTTGATGCAAATGATTCAGACCGTACCGAGCTTGGTACTTTTGATCTGTATTTTGTACTAGGTGGCTGTGCACCTGGGGCCGATGAATCAGCCTATAGTGAAGCTGCCGGCCAAACAATTTACAAAGTTGCCGGCTGCGTTGTAAATACTGCAGGCGTTGATTTTGACATTGATGGTATTACTACTATTAACTGGTCAGGTTTTGGATCAACTGTAAGCCAAGTTGATGCTAGTTCAGCAATTGACTTTAATACTAACTCAGCGGCTACTTTAGGTCGAGCAGGGGTTTTAGCAACAAACAACTTTCTACGAAATCGTATCGCATCGCTGACTGTTCAACCAGACACCGATACTGACCAAGTTTTTGGGGAAGCGACTGACTTGAATCCAGATGGTATTAGTGGGGATGAGTTCCTTGCATCTTATAATCTTATTCTTACTGGGGGCAGCATTAACCTTGAAAATAATATTACATTCTTAACTCCTGAGGAGCTTTGTAGAGTGAATACTCCGATTGGCCATATAACAGGCACTCGAAATATTACGGGCTCTTTTACTTGTTACTTGAATGATGATAATACAGGAACTGATAATCGTAGTGCTAGATTCTTTAAAGATCTCTCTACAACTACAACCCTAACTAGAAATAAGTTTAATTTGAAGTTTACTATTGGTGATATTACTGCCGCCACTGGCGTTGGTTTAGCATTTGAATTTCCAAGTGCTCACATTGATATTCCTACTCATCAAATTGAAGATGTTATCTCCTTGGAGACTAACTTTCATGCTCTGCCTTCTACTATTACGAATGCAGACGAGGTTAAGATTACTTATAAGGGCATTGCTCCTTAAAGCTGTCTTTTCTTTCTTAAAGCCCACTTCGGTGGGTTTTTCTTTATGGTGCGAAAAAAAGTTCTTGACTTTTCAGCTCCCTTCGCCTATAATTACAAAATATAAATTTTACTTTTAAAAAAGGATACAAAATGAGCGATACACCCGTTTCTTTATCAAGTCTTTTGACGCCAAGCAAGACTGTTAGTATAGATTTTCCAGGATATACCGGAATGGCGATTGAGCTGTGTTATCTAGGAAGAGAAGAACTAGTCAAGCTACGTAAGCGATGTCTTAGTACTAAATTCAATCGTAAAACGCGCCAGCCCGAAGAAGAGTTAGACGAAGAAAAATTTATTGTAGAGTATTGTAGGGCAGTAATCCAAGGATGGTCCGGGATTAAATTTCGTTACCTAGAAGAGCTTCTTTTGGTAGATGTTTCAAACTTGGACCCTGATGATGAACTTCCATACACTCAAGAGAATGCCGAGCTTCTAATGAAAAATTCCAATGTATTTGATAGTTGGGTTACGGAGGCGGTGGGCGACCTTGAAAATTTTACTGGGAGCAAGTAGAGAGTATAGAGTCTCTACTTAAGCGCTATGTGCGAGAGAGTGATACAAACTTTGATGTAGCAAAGTATCTGCTTGTATGTGAACAATTAGGGCAAGAGCCCGATCCTACCAAAATGCCGCTCGAAATCTCGGAGTTTCCTCCGGAGGTTCAAGTGGCATTTTTTATGGTTAGCTTATTACCAGACAGATGGGAAGGAATGAGCGGAACATATATGGGTAAAATGTGGGATGGTATAGATTTTTATTTCGACACTTATCAAATTGAAGACAAAACTACAGTTCTTTACTTTATGAAATCTTACGAAAGACATATAGTAGAGCATCGAGCAGATAAAGCAGAGGCAGAACGCAAACGATCAGAACGTCAAAAAAGCGGTGGGAAAAATTACACCTATAATGTAAAGGGCTAATGGCTAGAAAAATACAGATCGATATTGAAGTCAATGGTAAGATGCAAAAAGCCACCGTTGATGCCAAAAAGCTACGAAGTCAGCTTGGAGGCATTGATGAGGGCTTAGACAATGTGTCTAAATCGTCTCGTGAAGCAGATCGAAATATAAAAGGCACTGCTCAAGCTTCTTCTAGCGCTTCTAAGAACTTTTCAAAAATGCAACAAGGTATGGGCGGGCTAGTTGGTGCTTATGCTTCTTTGGCTGCCTCATTATTTGCAGTATCTGCCGCATTTAACTTTTTAAAGTCTGCTGGTGAGTTAAAATCCTTACAAGCAGGCCAAGTTGCATATGCTTCTGCTACAGGTGCCGCTCTTAAAACTCTTACAAATGATATAATAGACGCTACAAATAATCAAATTGCTTTCAAAGATGCGGCACAGGCAGCAGCTATTGGTACTGCTGCAGGTTTAACTACAAATCAAATGCAGCGTTTAGGTAAAGCAGCCGCAGACGCATCTCAAGTTCTCGGAAGAGATGTTACAGATTCTTTTAATCGTTTAGTTCGCGGTGTTACAAAAGCAGAGCCCGAACTACTAGATGAATTAGGCATTATTCTCAGACTAGAAGATGCAACCACTGACTATGGGCTCGCACTAGGAAAAGCCGGTAAAGACTTAAACACTTTTGAAAGACAACAAGCAGTTGCAAACTTTGTTTTAACCGAATCAGAGAAAAAGTACAGTAAGGTACTTGATATTGTGGGTAGAAGTCCCAATCAATACGCACAGCTAGGAAAAGCTTTTGATGATATAATCATGAGTGTTAAAGGTGTTGTTGATATGGTGGCAGGGCCTTTAGCTAAGGTTCTTCAAGATACTCCTGCTCTTGCTATTGCGTCTTTGGGAGTTCTTCTATCCGGGCCTTTAAGAGCCCTTGGATTTAGTTTTAAAGGGATTGCAGATGCTGCTCAAGATGCTGCAGCAAAACAACGAACATTCTATCAGGGCGTTCGTGATGATGCAAATCTAGCCCGCAAGACAACTAAAGAGTTTAAAAGAGATTTACAAGGTCTAGCCACTGCAGGTTTAGGCTCTGGAGCAAAATCAGGCATTTTAACGTCATTTGCTGCAGGAAGAGACTTATCGGGGGTAGAAGCTGCTAGATTTCAATCTCAAGTAGCCCTCGCTGAAAAAAATGTTAATAGACTTGGAATCGTTACAAAGGGTGAATTTACAGGAATGAAAATTCATATGGTTCGTGAAATGGACGAAGCGTTCCTGAACATGAACCTCGAAATGGATAAGTCCCTAGGTAAAACTCAAGTTTTTGCTTTAAGAGCTAAAGCAGCATTTGCAGGTCTTGGAGCCGCTGTAAAAACTATAGCAGCAGGAATAGCCGCTTCTTTTTCAAGATTGCTAAGTGTATTATCTTATGCAGCTATAGCATTTACAGGCTATCAAATGTATCAAGAGTTTAATAAAGCTCCTTTGACTGACCAAGAAAAAGCATTGGAAAAGCAAGCACAAGCTGCAGAAAAGTTTAGAGAACGACTAGCGAGCCTAAACGATGAATTTGAAAAATTCGCAGACGTTCAAAAAAGGCTTGCACAAAATGATGGCGCAAAAGTTTTTGGAAATCTTGCAAACTTTTTGGGTGCTCTTGGGGAAGGCGGAACCGCGCAAATGTTAAAAGGAATAGATGCAGGCAAAGGCGTCAACATGGATGCAAGTGCTGTTGAACAGGAGTTCATGGGCAACGTTAAACTAGGAGCCGCTGCGGTAGGATCATTCGTACTTAAAGATGTAGGTACCGCCATAGTAAAAGGTGGAAAGAAAATATTAGGCAAACCTGTTGCCGCGGCAGTAGCAAAAGCAGCAACCACCCGTGTAGTTTCATCAGCTGCGACCGCTTTAGGCGGTACAATAGGAACAGCTATATTACCTGGAATTGGCACTGTTTTAGGTGCCGGACTTGGTTTTGCAATAAGTACGGCTTTATCTTATATTGCTGTTGATAAGTTTATACCTGATTTAGTTGATAATGCAAGAAGATCGGGTATGATTCCTGATGAAGTTTCAGGGGGAGATTCTCAAGAAAGATTAGGTAAAATAACACTATCAGAAGATGGAATAACAAGACTACAGCAAATATCAGCCGTTATCGAAGCCATGAAAGATGAAACTGGTCTTACAACCGTAGAAATGAATTCTTTGTTAGTACAAGTAGAAGCATTACTAAATAGTGATGGGCCGATTACTGAAGAGCAAATAGCTCGTATGGTGGAGACAGAAAATAACGTTATTAATATGAGTAACTCTTTTGCGGCGGCAGATAAAAATCAATTAGAGGCAGCAAAATCCCTAAAAGCTTATATAACTGAAGCAGCAAAACTAACAAAAGAAGAAACACTACTAAATGAGTTAGTGCTTGCCAGAGATGGTTTAAATACTAAACTTGAGCAATTTTACTCGACAGGCGGCGACAAAGGTAATAAGAATTTTCAAAATATGATAGCGGAGAGGGACCGGTTAAACGCACAAATTGGTTATATCGAAACACTCGCAGATATAGAGCGCGATAGGAGAAATTTTTCTCTAGATACACAAGAAAATATTATACGCCTAGTAGGAGATGAATCTGCAGAGAAAAAAATTCAAATACAATATCATAATGATATGCTGGCACTTGCTGAGAAACGACGAAATATAGAAGCAGATATTACGGCATTAAAAGCAAAAGAAGCACTTGCTGCAGAAAATCCCAATTTCGAAGGAAGTCAGGAACAAAAAGGCATACGAGAGGCAGGCGAAGCGCTAGAAAGACAGCAGGGTATTAATCGGCGTCAAATGGAAGATAGAGCCAAGCAATTCGCGGTACAAAATGCTAATAATGTAGAGCAATCAAAACAAAAAGAAAAAGAACTAGGGTACCTAAAACAGATAACAGATGAGGCAAAAAAACAAGTTCAACTTAGACAACAATTATTAGACCTTGAAAAAGCCTCAGATGATCGCCAAATGGATAGAATCGAGACCGAAGAAAGGCTTAGAAATCCTTTTTACTACATTGACCAAGAAAATCGTCGCGCTAAAATGGAACTAGCCTCCTTTAATAAGCGTTATGATAGAGAAAAGCAGTTAATTCTTGATAGAGGTAAGGTAGCTAAACAAGCGATTAACGCCGAGTATGCACTGCTTCAACATAGACTCAGCGTAGCAAAGACGGAAGGGCAGGCAAAAAATACCATATCTAGTGGAGAAGTATCAGCAATCGGGCAACTCCAGCAAGAATTAAATAATACACAACAGCTGGCACAGGCAGCCGCCGCTGCAAGTCAAGAAGATGAACTAGAGCAGTTAGAGCATAAGAAGTTTATGCTTGAGTCCCAAATACAGCTAACAAGCCGACTACGGGAGGCCGTAGAAGAGTCTGCAATGTCAATGGAAGAAAACTTTACTACTGCTTTTGCAGCAATTATATCGGGCTCGGAAAGTGGAAAAGAGGCATTTAAACAATTAGCAAACTCAATGTTACAGGATATTTCTCGAATTATTGCTCAGTTACTCGTTCAGCAAATGATAATGTCCGCGATGAATATGCTTGGAAACATGTTCGGGGTCCCTGCTGCTACTGCTGCTGGCGGGGTTCCTACAAATGTAACCCCTCCTCGTACAGGGGTTGGTAGAGCAAACTTTACTCCTGGTTCTTTTGATTTTCGATACGGTGGTATGACTCCAAAAGGCTATGCAGTTGGAGGAGTTGCTAGGGGGTCAGATGCAGGCTATATGGCAATGCTTCACGGTACAGAGGCTGTAGTACCTCTTCCAAACGGCCGCTCAATACCTGTTGAAATGTCGGGTGGAGGTGCCCAGACAAACAATGTAAGTGTAAATGTTAATGTTAATAATGATGGAAGCGCTGAAACAACAACTGAAGGAGACTCCAGAGAAATGGGAAGAGCAATTGCAGCAGCCGTACAACGAGAGTTACAATCACAGAAACGCCCGGGTGGACTACTTAGTCCATATGGATCACGATAATGTCAGCTCAGTTTCAATTCACAATTCCAGCAGCAATTACAGGGGGCTCGGATCAAATAGTTACAGCAGATAGAGGGCTATCAAGAAATACGGTGCCCAGAGTTCTTACAGCTAAATTTGGTGATGGGTACGAGCAAAGAGTTATAGACGGAGTAAATGCAAAAGACCAAACTTTTATGATTACTTTCAATAATAGAGCAGCAGCAGATATTTACAATATTGAAAAGTTTTTTAATGAAAATATTGGAAAAGCATTTTCATTCACCGTTGCAGATAAAGCGGGAAATACAGCTCAAAAAGTAGTTTGTGACGATTATAATATTACTTATGTTTCTGAAAATTTTCATTCTATAACAGCAAACTTACGAAGAGTGTACGAGCCATGAGCATAAAGAGAATATCATTAACCGGAAGTAACTCTACTGGAAATAACGTAACTGAAGAGGATACTTTAGAAGCAACTTTTTCTAGAAGTGGTTATCCTATTACTGTAGACGGAACACCAACAAATTGCACGGTTTCTCCTTCTAGCGTTGCATCGGGTTCTGCAATATTTACAGCAGATTTTAGCTCCAGTACTTTAAACTCTGCATTTTCGTTTATATTAAAAAACGCTGGGCCAAATATTGATCAACCAGATTTTTCAGTTGGTACTCCAGCTGCGAATAACATTGGCTATAATAGTGCAACAGCGGGCTTTACTGACTGGAGTCGAGATACTGCCACATACTTCAATCAATATAAAACTGTTTTTGGCCACGCTATACCTTATTATTCCACTTCTAGCGAGGTTACCCAAAGTCTAAAATATGCTCATATAGCGACAGATCCTGTTACGGGCAGCCCCGCCTTAGCGCTTACATCCGGAGTTACAATTGCTCCATACTATACTCAATTTGGTCCTAAAGTAGTAATAAATCAAATAAATTATAGCGAGACATTTAGTCTAGCGGTGGGAGAGAAAGTAGAAATAGATAGCTACTCCCCTGATGGAACAGGCGGTTTCAGAGCATACTTACTTGACACAGTAAACGGTACTTGGAATTCTCTCGGGGGCATAGGAGCAGGTTCTGCAGTTACTACAGCAAGCACTTATTCCATTGTATTACTTAGTGGGACACGCCATCCCACCAATGATTCAATTGAGCAAGAAACAACGTACATTAGAAGATTTGCTTTTTTTAGTACTAGTGGTGTTGAGAGTACGCGTATAACAATATCTGGAGTTGTTTCAAATGCGCCGAGTGCCCTTATCAAAACTACTCAAGTACAAGAAACGGAAGATGCACTAGTTCATCTTTTTGAGTTAAAGCTACCTGAGCCCCGCTCTACGACTTTATTTATGCATGACGGTTTAGATTTTGACTCTGGTACGGGTAAAAATATATATTTTCCATCTAAAGACGGCACTTCCGTAAATGAGTACATAGCGTTCCCTATTACTATAGATGGACTAGAAACAAAAGCAGGAGGAGGCTCAAACCGGCCGACTTTATCAATGGCAAATATTCCTGTACTAAGTAGAACGATTACAAATAATACGGACGGTACAGATGATGAAACAAATCTTGCACAAATTTTCACAGATGAAGGTATGGGTAGCTCAGAAGACTTTCTTGGAGGTACTTTGACGTATAGAACTACTTTGTTAAAGTATATACTTTCTGGCCCAACACCTGTTTCCCTTCCTATTGAATATCCTTCGTTTACATACAGCTTGGATAGAGTTTCTCGAGAAGAATCTGCATCTATTCAATTTGAGCTAGCAACTCCAGCAGATTTAGACAATATAATGCTACCAAACAGAAGGGCTGTAGGTAAGTATTGTTCTTGGGAGTACCAAGGAGCTTTGTATAAGAGAGGAGGATGTACTGTCCCTGCAAATGCATTTGGAATATTTTTTGATGAAGACGATAAACTTATTACAGCAAATATAAATGCCACAACAGGTAATTTCTATATTCCTACTTGGGCGACCTATTTTTCAGGGTATAGTGCGGGGCAAAGAGTAAAGAAAGTATTTTCAGGAGCTGCAGGAGGCTGGCGAATTTATGAGGCACTTATACCAGTTCCACAGGCAAAAGACCCTGAGACAAATTCGTACTATTGGAAAAGAATTGATGTATGTGGTAAAAGAATTAGATCCTGTAAAATGAGATTTCATAGTAAAGTCAATACTTTTACTAGTTCTATGGCGGGTAAAATTGTTACGGACCCAGCTCAGTTTAACAGTAGTAGAGCTCTACCTTTTGGAGGATTTCCGGGGTCGAAGAAATTTAAATGATAGATGAAATATATAAACACTTTGAAGCCGAGTACCCACGAGAAGGTTGTGGTATAATTATTGAGGGAGATAAATTTATTCCCTGTAAAAATATTGCAGATAATGATTATAGTTTTAAATTTTGTCCAGAGGAGTATATAAATTTAGTAATGAAATATAAAATTAAAGGAATTGTGCATAATCATATAGACGCACCAAACACTCCATCACAAGTAGATTTAAATAATTGCAAAATACTAAATTTGCCTTATTATATTTTTACCTACCCGGAAATGTCATTAAACATAGTAGATCCTAAGGAGATTTAAAATGTTACGAACAGTACACTTACAGGGAGAGCTAGGAGAGAAGTTTGGGTTTGAAAGACAAATTCAAGCTGACTCTTTTAAAGATGTACTTCTTTGTCTACAAGCAAATTTTGAAGATTTCAAGACATATCTGGCGGATTGTTACGAAAAAGAAATCTACTTCATTTGGAAAATAAATGATGAAGAACTAACAGCCCCAGATCAATTACTTTTACAGTATCCTGTAGGCGATATGATAATTACACCAGTTCCTGCGGGGGCTGGTGGGGTTTCAAGTATGCTTAAGAGCGGTCTTAAAGTGCTTGCGGGCTTTGCCCTTTTAGCTTTAGGAGGGGGCTTGCTTGCTGCCGGAAGCTTCGTCACTGGAAGCATGGCAATGTTGGCAGGTAACTATCTATTTTCAATGGGCATGTATGAACTTTTAGCAGAAGATCCTTCGACAGATGCAAATGATGATGTTTCGCACCTATTTGCGGGGTCGGAGCAAAATATTAACGCTGAAGATCCTATTCCTGTGTGCTACGGAAGACTACGTATTCCGGGTCGTCCAATAAGTTTTGAAATTCGTAATGAAGACGGATTTATTTCAAGTGTAACAGGTAATAACACAAACAGAAGAGACGCTCAAAATGCGCGGGGATTGATCGGTGAACGCAGGGGGCACAGCTAATGGGGCAGATTGGAAATGTAATGGAGATGCTTCGGAATGAAAAGAAGACTGCTCTTACTAATGCCTTTACAGGCTCAATTGGTCAAAATATATCTGCTACAGATCTTTTGTGCGAAGGCCCCATACATGGACTGGTAGAGGGGGCGGCCTCTCTTTACCTAGACAATAATCCCGCACTACAAGCAAAGCTAAAATCGTTCGCCCCGAGTAGGAACGAAGAAGGCACTGATAAGTCGGGGACTATTACTTTTTCCAATGGAGTAGTAGGAACTGTAGATGATAATACTTTTATACCAGAAAACTTAATTAATACTACAAGCTCTTCTCGTTTTATTCGATTAATTGACCCTACACCGCTTAATGTTACTTTAGGAGCTCTAACTGTAACCGGTGACTATAACAATTTGCAGCTTACAGGAACTAATTTTTCTGCAAGCGACCATAATACAAACTACAATATTCGAGAAACAGTTCTAATAGTAGGAGACACAGTAATTTCTGGAGCTTTTTTTGTAGTTAGTAGTACTGCTGGTGTATTTATCTGGGGGCAGGCCGGACCTATTCTTGATTCTGACAACGAAGGCGCTCCAGGAACAACCGCGCAACTAAAAATTGTACATGTTGCAGCTGTAACAGCTATAAATCCTTCTGCGGGCACAATTACTGTTTCCAATACTGATGCCGGGGGCAATATTCAATCATTTAATGGCACTTATGGATTTAATTTAAGTCAGTCGGGGGCTTTTAATGCAAGTGAAGGTAGCACGGGCTCAAGCACATTTAACCCAGACGCAGTAACAGGAAAAATTGATAATCTGTTTGTTCAAGAGAATACAGGATGGTTAGATCAAGAGCCTATACGAGACGTAGGGGGAGTAGGCGGAGCCGTTGTAATACAGGGGAGTACTACGGGCGTTAACTTACCCACACTAAAGATGCTTAACCCTGCTAATGCTGTAGCAAATGGTGTAACTTTATTTGACACAAATGGCATGCCTAATACTGCTGATAATGGAGACTACCCCGGAACTCCTGATTTTAGTGATACAAATTCATCCCCTACTATACTTAACAGTTCTGATTTTGGACTAGATACTGCCGCTAAGATTGCAGAAGCAGATAAAGTTAAATTTGATATTACATACCCTCAAGGAATATTTAGCCAAGATCAAGAGAAGGGAGATCGTCACACAAATTATGCGTTTTATGATATAAAAATAGAATTTCAAATTAATGGGGGAACAACTTATCAAAATGCTGTTGAGCCTTTTGGAGGGCTTGTAAAGCATAAGGGTAAAAAACAATCTGCTTTAAATTTTCAACATCAAATTGATTTAGAGCCTTATAGGAAATTAAGCTTTACAAATTTTAGGGTCAAAATAATAAGAGTTACTCGGCACATTGGTCTGCCCGTGGTTTCAATGGGGGGCATAGACACTAATAGATTTAATACAAATAAGCAAAGATATACTGTATTGCTTAAATCTCAAATAGATAATTTACAGGCAATAAATGAGGATAAGTTTAGCTATCCTTATTCTGCTATTGTTAACTCTACTTTTTCTTCTCGTAATTTTAAAGATCCTCCTAAAAGAAGTTATGACATTAAAGGAAAGCTTGTTAAAATACCCAGTGCATATACCCCTAGAGACGCTGCTCCTTTAGGAAAAGCTATTTACGGTAATTTTTGGGATGGAACTTTTAAAAGCGAGCTATACTATACGGACAATCCTGCATGGATTTTTTATGATATTGTTACAAACAATAGATATGGCGCAGGAAAGTGGATTAAAGAATCTGATATAGACAAATATGCTCTTTATCGTATTTCGAAATTCTGTGACGAATTAGTAGATACTAATGATACTATACCGGCTACTTTTGCAAAAAGAGGAGAGTACTATAAAATTGCCACTCTTGGAACTACAGATTGGAACGAAGTCGCAGGAACCTCAGGGATAACGTATGGAGAAACTGGAGTATTTCGCCTAAAACATGTACCTACAGTAGGAACAGGAGAAGTAACTCTGCTAGAGCCTAGATTTAGGATGAATATTCTTTTGACTAAATCGTTGCCTGTTTACAAAGTTTTAAAAGACATGTGTAGTGCTTTTACTTCTATGCTATATTGGATGGATGGTCAACTCACTGTTGTTCAGGATACGCCTCAAGAGCCTACAGCAGTCTTTGCAAAAGCAAATGTTATAGGGGGTAGTTTTACTTATGAGGGCTCTTCTATAAAAAACAGGCCAAATCAAATAGTTGTAAATTGGAACGATCCTACAATTGACTATGAGCTTTCTCCTCTTATTATAGAAGATAGTCCTGCGATAGTACGGCAGGAAAAAGTTATCACAGAAGAGTGCGTAGCATATGGCTGTACGTCTGAGTCCCAAGCAATTCGTTATGGAAAGTGGAAGCTTTGGACTGCTCAGCATCAAAAAGAAATAGTATATTTTAGCACTTCATTAGAAGGCGGCTATTTACGGCCTGGAGATATAATAAGTATACAAGATCCAGACAAGAAGGGTCTGCAATTTGGTGGTAGAATTCAAAGTTCCACAACTAACTCTGTTACTTTCGATAGGTCTATAACACTAACGGGAGGTACTTATAAGATTTTTGTTGTGTCTACAGCTCCTGGAGCAATTTATACTGGATCTGCCGACATAACTATAAACGGAGTCACTTATAGTAGAGGCGATGTACTAACTGAAGCACATATTTACATGGATACAAATGGTAATGGGATTAGAGACACTCTGACGTTATTGCCTTTAGACCAAGAATCATTAGCATCAAATGCTTTTGATGCCGGAGGCAATGCGCTTTCTGTAGAGTGGAAGCCTTATATTACTGCAGAGGGCCATCAAATTACTCAAACTTCAGGCTCTATTACAACAGTTAATCTAGTCGGCTCTAACACTTTTACTACTATTCCTACTGTGGGGGCCGTTTGGAGCATAAAACAGATAGGAGGAGAGGGCACCGCCAAAGAGTATAAACTGCTAGATATAGAAAGGACAGAAAAAAATATATACGCTATTACGGCCGCAGAACACTTCAATGAAAAATTTACAGCGGTTGAAGGACGGTACGATTTAGGGAATGTGCCTAACAATACTGATGCGCCCGAACAAGAGCCTGACGAAATACCTCCGCCTACAAATTTACTTGTAGCTCCCTCAGGCCCAACAGCTTTTCCTGATACTAGCTTACTACTTACATTTAATCCTCCAGAGACTAATTTTGTGGCGGCATTTCAAATTCAAACAAATATTGATGATATTGGAATGTTTACACAAACCGAAACACATAAAGAGTTTAAAGGAATAATTGCTAATAAATACTCTTTTAAAGTACGAACAATGTCTCCAAAGGGGGCTGTCTCAGAGTGGGTAGAGACTGAATACTCTGCAACAAGTCCTGCTGTAGGATCAGACAATTCTGATAATATTCATGGGCTAAAAAAGTGGATTACAGCGTCTCAAGAGGCGGAGATAGTGCGAGACATATCTGAGACTACAAATGAAAAGTATAGCATATCCTCTCCTTATTTTGTCGTAGAATTTTACCAGAAAAATAGTACAGCCCCTGAGTACGCATATTATCATTGGAATACTACAGGTAATCTTTTGCAGTCATCTAATAATGCCACAACAGGGCTTCCTAACGGAGGAGATAATGCTATTGCAGCTCAAAGTGTGCCTGCATCAGCCCTTTCAACTACTGTAGTAAGAGCCGAAGACCCTGCTACAAATAAAGTATATGAATATAAAGCAGGCGCTTTTGTAGCTGACGGGCCGAGACACGGGAGCACTGCAGGAGAAATCCATAAATTTTATAAAATTACCTCTAATAGGTCCGAAAGTGCCTACGGAGGAGAAGTTTTTAGGTTTAAAAATTATCCTGTTCAAATTGCCCAAAGAGAGGCTCCTGACGACTTTAAACTTATTACAACTGAATCCCCAAATGGTAAAGTAGATCTATCAAGTGTTGTGGATGATGATACACGAGAGTTGTATGTTATATTTGATTATAGTGTGCCTAAGTTATTTTTAGGAGAGTGGGACACTAAGGCAAATGGAGAGGGCCCTGCTTTTTGGAGAGACGCCAATGAAACTATGCCTAATGCATGGACAGCTCTTACAGTAAGTTCAGCATTTGTCACAGCTAATACAACTAAGCTAGTTGGGACCGGAACATCTTTTACTACAGAAGTTCAAGTAGGCGATGTTATTAGTTTAGCAAATTTAACTACTTTGACTGAAACTTTAGGAGATGCTGCAATAGTAACAAACGTAGCATCAGATACACTACTTACTATAGACAGGACTTTTCCCGCAACCAAACTTTTAGCTAATTTATATATTCCTACTTTTAGGCCTGCTATACTTAATGATGCTATTGCAGCTGATATTTCGAGACCCACATAATGACGACTACAACTGATATAAAATTTGAGTTCTATATAGATGGTACTTCTGATCAAGATACTTCTACTTCTCTGAGCCCTGCTGATGCCACAGATTTAGGGCTAAATGCGGGAGTTGTTGTAGATAAATTAGGCGGTGGGATAACTTTTAACAATGCTGGCAGTATAAAGGGTGGAAAAACTGATTGGGACGTAGGCGTAGGCTTTTGGTTAGGATATCAAGACGAAGACTATAAAGTTGCAATAGGCGACCCTGCGGAAGAGAAAATAACTTGGGATGGAAGTGACCTAGTACTAGACATAGATGCTTCACATTTAACAATTAATGGAGGGACTACAGGTCAGATATTAACTGTAGGGAACAATGGCTTAGTTACTTTTACTACTCCGACCGTACCCCCTCTTGCCGACTTAGAGGATTTAGGGAATGTGTCTTCTACAACCCCTACCTCTAATCAAGTCCTTGCATGGACCGGCACAGAATGGGCCCCTCAAAATGCTTCCTCAAGTTTTAGTTTAGCTTTTGAAGATTTAAGTAATGCAATTGGGTCCACTCCACAGATAAATGATATTTGGATCAAAACATCAGCAAGTGGATTTTCGCCTACCGCATTTGCACTTCAAAACTTAGTCAATGTAACAATGACATCGCTTGCAAACGACGATGTGCTCGTATATGACAGTGCTAATTCACACTGGGCAAATAAATCTGCATCAAGTTTTGGCAGTAGCCTGCAACAGGCTTTAGGCGACCATACCGATGTAAATCTTGCAGGAGGAGCGGCGCCTACTGCTTCACAGGTATTATACTATTTATCTTCGCTAGGAGAATGGCGTGCAGGGCAGTATGCATTTAGTGTTGCGGATATAACAGGGGGAAATAAAAGAGTTAATCTACTTGCTCCTAACTCTGTTGTAATCGATAATTTTGACTTGGAAGGCCTAGACGGTATAACTCTTGGTAGAAGTGGTGACACGCTTCAAATTGAAAATACTGCCCATGCGTTTAAAACGATAGCAGTAGCTGGGCAGGCTAGTGTAGTAGCAGATGGAATAGAGGATACTCTTACTCTTGTAGCAGGGGCAAATATGACCCTAACAACTAATGCTACAGGAGACTCTATAAGCTTTGCGGCTATACCAACTAATATGGTATTAAATGATTTAACAAATGTTACTACAGTCCCTGCAAATGGGGAGGTACTATGGTATAATTCTAGTACATCTCAGTGGAATGATGGCCAATATACTTTAGGGCTGGTAGATATTGCTAATAGCGCTAATAAATCATTAAGACTTTATGACCCTCGCCCCTTTTCTGCTAATAATCAAAAAGTTGATTTTGAAGGGGGAACCGGCATAACCCTTGGTAGAAGTGGTGATACGCTTCAAATTGAAAATAGTGCGGAGGCATTTAAAACGATAGCAGTAGCTGGGCAGACTAGTGTAGTAGCAGATGGAGTAGATGATACTCTTACTCTTATAGCAGGGACAAATATGACCCTAACAACTAATGCTACAGGAGACTCTATCACTTTTTCATCTGGGGGCAGTGGAGGAAGCCTTGCATTAAATGATTTAACAGATGTTACTACAGCCCCTGGAAATGGGGATGTACTATGGTATAGTGCGGGAAATTCACGATGGGAAGAGGGGGGATATGAACTATCAGTAGCAGATGCCAGTAGCGGAAACAATAAAGAAATCAGACTAATTAAACCAAGTGGTAGTTATAGTGGGTCTACCGGATTAATAACTTTAGACCCGGGCGCCGGTATAGCATTAGGAAGGAGCGGCCAAACTATACAAATAAGCAGCCTGGCTGCTACGGAGGCTTTTAAGACCATAGCAGTATCTGGCCAAGTGCCTCTAACAGCAGATTCTGCCACAGATACTTTAACTTTTGTAGCGGGAACTGGAATTACTTTAACAACTTCTTCTACCAACGATAGTCTTACTATATCTTCATCTTCATCAGGATCTACGGAGGCTTTTAAGACAGTAGCAGTATCGGGTCAAAGTAATGTAGTAGCAGATTCTGCCACAGATACTTTAACTTTTGCGGCGGGTAGTGGAATTACACTAACAACCAATGCTTCAACAGATACTATTACAATAGCGTCATCAGGGTCTGGAGGGGCTGCCAGTGGATTACAAGATGCGGATGGCGACACAAAAATACAAGTAGAAGAAGCCTCAGACGAAGATAAAATTAGATTCGATACAGCCGGCAGTGAAAGAATGATTATTGATAATGCCGGCGGCATTTCTATTGGCTCATCTTCAAACCACTCTGGCTCACGTGTTGTTATCAATGATATTAGACAACACGGCACTGGCTCTGCTGGCCCGCCTACTGGATTTGGTGCACCAATGCTCCAAGTCGGGCAGGAAACTTTTAGAGCTGGCGGGGTATATTCTATCGGAATGGGGTATACGGGTTCAGGATACGCTAATCCACCTGTAGAGATTGCTGCTAAGACTTTGTCCTCGTCTGGCGGTACTACAGCCGATATTATTTTTGGTACAAGAGGCTCAATAAGTGGCCCTATAACAGAGCGGATAAGAATTCTAACGTCTGGTGGAATTACTTTTGACGGTGAAACAACCTCACCTCACGCTTTAGACGACTATCAAGAGGGAACATTCCAAGTTCAATTTAGGTCAGGATCTGCAACCTCAAGTACTTATGTCACTGCAGGAACATCCGGTACTGGAAGCTACACAAAAATTGGAGATATTGTTCATGTTTCTGTTCCCTCTCAAAACATAAATCCAAGTGGTTTAACTAGTACAGGCACTCTATTCATTAGCTTACCATTTGTAGTTGATATAACATATCTTCAATTTCCTTGTGCTGCAGTTAACTATGCGAGTCGAGCTGCAGGTAGCATGTTGGGGACCTATGCTGTTGCTCAGCCGGGCAGTGCCGCGGCTACAATTGTTCAGAGAAATTCTACAAATGCAAGCGAGAACACCCTGACAGTTGGGGACGTCCTTAGGACTACTCAAACTAGCGGAGCTTACACAGGCATAAGGTTTAGCATAACATATAAAACAGCATAAAGGAGATTTAAATGTCACTTGCAAAAACTATAACCCAAGATAAAATAGAAATTATAAATACTAGAGATATAGAGGGAAACCCCGTTACTCACATTCAGGTCAGAGAAAAAACTGAAATTACAGAAAATGGGGACATTTTATCCACTAGTTTTTCTAGGTATGTGATTATGCAGGGTCAAGACTATGCCAATGAGCCCTCCCAAGTTCGTGCAGTATGTGCTGCAGCGTGGCCATCTTAAAATACCACCCCTAAGAAAAATAGATCTTGACATTTTATGTCGGCATTGGTATAATCATTCTAATTAAATATTAAAAGCCTCCCTAAGGAGCACGTTGAAATCTGATGGATATAATTCAAGTAGTAAAAGGGGACACAGGCCCGCAGCTTAGAGCAACTGTAACTCGTTCAGATACAGGAGTCGCCTTTGTAGGTTCATCAACTACAAATTTGCGTATTCGTAAAAAGGGAACTTCTACTATAATTTCAACCATTCCTTTAGATACTGTAGAATCATCTCTTTCTACAGGAAGTCTAGTATTTCCATTAAGTAGTTTTTTAACAAATTCTTCAACAACGGACGGCTTTTATGAAGCAGAAATAGAGTTTACTCTTTCAGATGGTCAAATTATGAGCGTATTCGAGCTAATTGACATTAAGGTTAGAGATGATTTCTAATTATGAAAAAAAGTTTTATTTATACAAAGAAGCCCAATTTAGGAAACTTTCCTGAGTTAAAGTCCGCTAAAGCGAACACTCCTATTGCAAAATTTGTAACACTGGATACTCCAAGTTCTATAAATATACTTAGGAATGTTCCCTTATTAAAAACCTCGGAGGTAGTACGCCCAAGTGTGAGGATTTAAAATGTCACTAGATAGCAAGATTTCAATTTTACTATCTCAGTTGAAAAATAATCCAGAGCTACTGAATAAAAATACAACTGCAGCCAGATTAGACGAAGTCTCAGTTCTTAATGAGCCCCTATTTGCAGGAATAACAGGAAACATGCCCACTATGCTTGGGGCAGCTTCCTTGATAAATGACCCCAACTTGTTCAATATAGAGTTGGATCTATTTATCCTACTAAAAGAACAGCTTGTAAGTCGTTTAAGACTAATTGATGTTCTTTCAATATCTCAAGATAAAGCGTTCAGAGACATTTTAACAGGAATAGAGGACGTTAGAAAAGGTGTAACAAAGCCTTTAGAAAGCATAGTAGAAATAGATCAATTTATAAAGTTTTTACAAAAATTTACGTTAGCAGATTCTTTTTTTATAAGTGACTCAGAAACTTTAAAGAGTACTAAGAGTCTGGTAACATCCTTGAAAGCTTTAGATGTTTTAAGTAAAAAGACATCAATTAAAAAATTAGAACTTGTAAACTTACTTGATGAAATAATTGTAAAGAAAACAGCAAGAGTAAGGCCCCGGGATAAAATTAGTTTTATAGACGTAATTAAAGTTCCAAAAGCAAAAATTCAGATAGATAGATTAGTAATACAAGATTTTACTCCTGCATTTAAAACCAGCACTAGCAGAGAAGATGTAGCAACTTTAAATGCAGTATTTAAAGATATAAGGGCTACAAAAGTTTTAGAGGAAGATATAGCAGCAAAAAGCTTTATTCTAAATCCTAAAGCACTTATTCGGGCCGATAGAGTTAGTGCAAAATCTAAAACTAAATTAAAGATTTCTTTTGATGCGCTAGATCAGATGCAGTTATTTAAAAGAGTAACAAAAGACGCTAGCATTGTAAGACGCTCTACTTTTTCTACGCGAACAAATGAATTAGTATCAAGATTCTTATTGAATAGAGATACTGCAGCTACAAAATCTAGACATAAGTTAAAAACTACTACAGAAAAAAGTGATTTAGTAACTGTATCTATTGATAAATTTTTTAAAGTAAACAGAGTTTTATTCGAAAAGTATAATATTAGAGACGCAATAATTAAACCTGCAAGATTTAAACAAACTGTAGATAATCTCGCATCGTTTAGTAGCGCTTCAAAAAAGTTTGATAGATCCTTAAAAGATGTAGTGGATTTGATTATAAAAATATCTTTAAATCCAAACTTAGCAGAAAAAGAGCAAATACAAATTTTAAACTCTATACTTACCCCAAAGGCAAAACTTAGTACAGAAAGACTACAAACTAGTGAGTTTATTAAACTTGAGTTTCCATTTAGACTTTTTGAAGTATTTGATGTAATAGATGTAGAAATAGCTAAATTTTTTAATAAACAAATAGTATTTCCAGAAAAAGCAAAAATCTCTGATAATTTAATACAGGCTAAAAGCCAGGTTTTTAGTACTCGAGCAGGGTTGAAGACAAAAGACAGAGATCATGGAGGAATTGGAGATATATTTTTTACCTTTGGACGAAAGATAATAGATTTAGTAAATGCTGTTGATAGAATAAAGAAACAGTTTAGGACACCTCAAAAAGAAACGCTAAAAATAGCTGATCTAGTTTTAGAAGGAAGGTCTAAATTAATTTCATCAAGAATTTTTGTAGATGATGATAAACGCGGAACTTTAGTAGGAAAGGCTTTTATACCCTTTACAGTTGGTACCCAAGATAATAGGTATGCAAACTCTCTAAAAAAGGGTAGGTCTGATAAACTAAAAGCACTAAGTTTTACAGTAACACCTGCACTTGCAGAACAAATAACAGAAAGATTTTTAGTGAATGATAGTTTCAATCCTTATTTACTTAATAAAGTAAAAGAGTTTAGAATTGGGCTAAAAGATACAACACTGAAAAAACTTCAAGAAAAAACTGACGGTATTAGAGACACACTCTCTTCTTCAGAAAAAGGCTACGTTTGGATGAGGGATGAAGAGTATACGAAAGGAGCATATTTTTTACAGCCATATGTTGCTACAATACCCCCTGGCAGATCACGCCAATTTTAAAGGAGAACCTAAATGTATATAGACGATTGTCGCTTAAAAGGTGTTGTAAACCTAGTCCTTCGTGATAAAAATGGAAAGGTAAAGCAACATAAAACAATTCGTAACAAAGTTACGAAAGATGGTATTGCTCATATTATCGGTCGTATGATTGATGATGGACAAGATCGTGCAGGCAAGCATAAGATGCCCCGAATGATGAGCCATATGGCAATCGGAATCGGAGCAGCTGCTCGCTCGAATAAAGATCGATACAACCATACTGATTTTGATAACCTTCCAAAAGTATTGGGTATCAGTGATAGTGGTGGTACGCAAGCTAACCTAAAAGTTGCTAGAAAGCAAGCAGCTATTCCAAAAGCGTATGACCGTATGCTTCAAGATGAGCGCGGTTTTCGTGTTCAGCTTATGAAAGATACTACTATAGCTTTGGGGGGTGCGTCAGATGATTATGTTCCACTTATCAATGTGCATCTCGAGCAAGATGGCTCAACTGCGATGCATACTACTGATAGTGCTGGAAATAGTCAACTTATCTTTACTACGGGCAGTGACGGTGGGAACACTTTGAAGCGTTTAAGAAAGGGCCTTCAAATAACTGGACTTACTGGGGGCACTTCAAATACTGGCCCCGTTGGCGGTAGCAGTAATAATGTTAAAAATGCTCAGACTATAAAAATTACTAAAATTGAGTCTGGAGTTCCTAACTCAACTGCGTCACGGCTTACTCTTGATGGAACACTTAGTGCCCCTCCTGGAGGCTCTGTAACCGATGTTCATATAGATGTTGAGTATGTTGATGCAATTGTTCAAACAAACTATAATATTAATCCTTCACACCCAACGCATACAGCTGTTCGCTCTGTATTTGAAGCCGGAACGGGAGCAACTCATGCTACTGGACCCTTTGCCGCAGCATCGGCTAGAAGTGCTAATATAGGGGGTCCAAATGCCGACTATCTTGAAAATGGTAAAGGAATGTTAGGTATTACTCGTGGCCAGATTGGTGCTTTCTATGAGCGAGAGTTAGAGTACAATATTCTACTTACTCATACTGACGCTGACGGGCTCCCTATTGATTTAACTAGCAACCCAGCGGGCGATCTAAGCGTAAATACCACTGTTGATGAAGCCGGTTTTGCAGTTCTTGACGCTGGTGTGGCTAGATTTCCTTTTGTAGGGGCTGAAGAGGACAAGCCTTCGGGCACTGCAACTGTAAATGCTTCTACAGTAGCAGGAACCAATACTGCAGG